GTTATTCTGTGGAATTGTGGTAGTTTTCCCAACCGCAAACTCATGCCCAACTTTGTACAACAAGCCACAGGTGCTGAACTACATCGATTTACCTGGTTACAAGATGAACGCATAGGTGAACTGCCCCCGGAATGGAATTGGTTGCCTGATGAATACGGACCAAATCCCGCGGCCAAGTTGTTGCACTATACCCTGGGCGCTCCATGCTTTCATGAGTTTGCAGACACTCCCATGGGGAATGAATGGCACAGAGAACGCATACTAACTGAATACTGTCAGCAAAGGTCAACTGAATGATCTGGGAACAGGAAGACGAATCGTCATATATTCCGCCACCACCAGCGACACCGCCACCACCGCATGTGTTTGACATGATACCACCCACAGTCAAAACATTATTTGATGACATTCTCAAATATCGAGTTGACCCTGACGGCACATACTATGGTATAACACTAGATGTTTTGATTGATCAACTGATGCAATTAGACAACAGTGCGGCAGTGGCCATTGGAACAGATGAAAAAGATACAAAATTTGAGAGGAAGGGCAAAATGTACGATCCATTTTTGCAAAGTTTTATACTAGGATCAGGAGGACAAATTTCTGACTGGGAAAAACACAGTACCAGTATGACTCCAGCAGTGTTTAGAGGCATAACCAAACGCAAAGAAATGGCCATCTGTCGTTCTGTTGGCCGAGACTTTTATTACATAGACACAGGATATTTCGGCAATGGTCGTAAAAAAATCTATCATAGAGTCACGCACAACGATGTACAAAACTTTGGCCCCATAATTGAACGACCTGGTGACAGGTTTGGTGCCACCGGTGTAAAATTAAGAAAATTTAGAGGCGGCCAGAACATATTGCTGGCCCCACCCAGTCAAAAACTATTGAATATCTACGACATCAATCTTGAAGAATGGTTGGCAACAACACAAGAAGAAATCAAAAAGCACACAGACCGACCCATTGTGCTACGAACCAAACAAGGACGTAGTGTCAGGGTAAATGAAGACACTATGGAAATGGCCCTGGATCGTGATGTGCATTGTTTGGTCACATTCTCCAGTATTGCTGCCGGAGAAGCATTATTGCACGGCAAACCTGCTATCACACTAGGTCCCAATGCAGCCGCCGCGTTGTGCAGTCAATCAGTTGCTGAAATTGAAAATTTAAAAATACCCACACTAGACGAAGTAGACGCCTGGGCACGACACATGGCCTATTGCCAATTTACTGAAGTAGACATGCGTGATGGCACAGCCTGGCGCATACTGAACGAACATGCATGATGTTGTTGTTTATCTAAGTTCGTTACAAAAACAAAGTCCGGGTAGAAAAGTTGATACCTTGACAGCGTTTGCTGATGGCGCACGATCGCAAGGTGCCACAGTACACTTAGAAACACAAAACACATACACTCCTGCAAAGTTAGCAGTAATATTAGGGTGGGCCAGCCCTCAACAACACACACCCAACATAAAACTACGAGCACACATAATACAACAGCAACAGCAGTTGAGCAATCACACCATGTGTATTGATGCAAATTGTTTTAAATTTGCAGACCATGACAGTCGGTATTTGCGTTACAGTATAGGCAGTCCTTTTTACGACACTGGTAACTATGCCAATAAAAATTCAGACTCTGCCAGATGGCATCAATTGTCAAAAGATCTTGGAGTCGGCGTACATGATTGGCGCTCAACTGGAAATTACATACTGTTGCTGATGCAACGAGACGGTGGATTTACCATGAAGGGTCTGCATCCACTGGCCTGGACCGAACAAAAAATAAAACTCATACGGCAACACACTGACATGCCCATTTTGTTACGCCCACATCCGGGAAAAATGGCCGATCCAACTGCTTTGATACAACCCGGAGTCACAGTGAGTGATCCAATCCAACGCTCGTTACTGAAAGATTTGAAACATGCCGCTGGTGCTTTTGTGTTTAACAGTAGCAGTGGTGTTGCCGCAATACTACGCGGAGTTCCGTTGTGGGTAGATGATCCCAGTAGTGTGTGTTGGCAAGCGGCCAATACAGATGCTGGCACAATTCACAATCCTGTGATGCCTGACCGCACACAATGGTTGAATGAGTTGAGTGCATGCCACTGGACTGATGAGGAAAGTCGGCAAGGCTTGATCTACAAAAAATTCTTACCTTATCTTGTTTAACAAGTCTAGACTGTGCTGTGGCAATGCATTGACATTGTCTTTGATATTTTCTAGACTGGCAGTTCTTGCACGTAACTCGCTTGAACTGTACACATGTGATCTTTTGTGATAGTGTAATTCTACGCCGTTGTCCATGCACCATTGCTTGCCGGTAAAATCTCTATGGAGATATTCGTCGCTAAGGAATCTAACGTGTATGGTTTGAGTTTGCAACATCTGCATCAAATCAAATTCTGTATCGTACACCAAAATTTCATCCACATATCTGCAGGCTTGTAATTGTACATAACGTTCGTATGTGCTTTGTACCGGTTTGTTTTTGATACCGGGACGATCAAGTGTGGGATCTGTTTGTAGCGCCACAATCAAATAATCACACAGTTGTTTTTCCATTTTTAACATTGTGACATGGCCGGCATGCAACAAATCAAAACTACTGCAATTAAATCCTATCTTCATACCTGGTACCAATCGTTGCATCTGGTATCTGCATCTCTAAACCACCAATATAAATCAGGACCAGTCCAGTCACTAAACTGTTCTTGATACCATTCTACAGTTCGATTATAGTTGATATAAGCAGTATCATATATGCGTTTTTTACTCTTGGGAGGAGAACTGTGCAGTCCTATAAAAACAAACTTGGTTGCATAGTTCATGAATTTGTGTTTAATCCAGGCAATGTCATCATCAGGAATGCTGCCAAGTACCTGTGTGCAAATAACAGCATCAAATTTTTGTCCAACAGGTTCCTGATCAAACTCTGGCACACAGGGATCATATTTGTAGACTGATTCAGCATTGATTCGAGTTTGAAAATTCATAGGCTCAGACATGATGCTATGCGGCAATCCATATGATACAACATCAATATATTGCTGACCTTTGCCACAACCATAATCTAATACAGTTCGGGCGGCATACTGATCCATGAGAAATCGTATGTAATTGTGATAGTTCTTGCTGTCGTTGCCGGCCCAGTTTTTAGGATTGCTTTTTTGAAATTGTTGACCAAGTTCTACGCTTTGTGAATAATATGCACTTGGCATCACAGTTCCTCTATAAGTTGTTTGTTGTTTGCTACCCACTGTTGCGAATCTACAGACTTATGATATTGGCTGGTCCAGTCGCTGTATATTTGCCAGTTATTTGGCTCTGCATATTCATGTCTAATTAGATACATTTGACAACTAACTTTAACTGCTCGTGCACCTTCACCTAAAATATACTTAAACATCACATTACCACTTTTTTGTTTTGAGGGTGCATTTACTTTTGCTAATACAATTTCTGTAGAAGCGAGCATAGACTTTCGAGATATGATTAAAAAATCAGGAACTTTTTTTTCTACGGCTTCTGCTCTTGCGTATAACTTGTCACAGCAATTTAAAAAGTCTAGCCCCATAAAAGAAACATCGGTGTTGCCATCTATAATCTCATCAAGCTCTTTTAGCACAACCTGCATAGAATTTTTTGTAAACCAAATGTCAGTTCGTATTTTAATAATAATATCTTCAGTAACCTGTTTGTTAGCCTGCACAAAATCCCATAACTGAATTGCACCACTGGTATTATAAGGACAGGCTGCATCACTGGAGTTCGATCTGAATCTATCAGTAAACTCTCCCATATTTAATCTTTCACCTTTTGCAAAATCATAAATTGTTAATTCATATTTTGTTCTCAACAGATTAAAAAGTTCTTCGTGGTTAGATTGGGAAGTTTGATAAAATCTTCGTTCGCCAATATATGCTATTCCAATTGCCATCTTTTGTTTCATAAAAAATCTTTAAGGTTATCGTGATCGCGTTTGATATTTATAGACACTGCTCTAGGGTAAGGATTTGCCTCGTTGTAGTCGTTAATCAAGATACGTTTAGCATTGGATAGCCCCGACAGTAATTTAAAATTAACAAATCCTAATTCAGTTAACATTTTTTCAGTAATAGCATGGTGCTGAGCAGGTCGGGCTGTCGTAAAAATAATTTCACTGCCTGTTGCTAGTAATTTTTTAATTGCTGATATATTTTGTTCTAACGCTACTGGCGTGGATCCTATTTCTGTTCTAGATTGTGCTTTGATAATAGTTCCATCTATGTCACAAAAAAGCACAGCCTTGTTGTTGTACTCAAACCAATCGTCGGCGGTGCCCACATCAACATAATTGTATACTGTACTTTCTTTGAAAATAACTCCTGAATTTAAACATTCTTCAATAACATGACTAACAAATATTTCCTTAACGTGAGTATTTTGTAATTTATCAAATGCAGATATAAACAAATTGGCAGATTCAAATTTGTAACCGCCTACACAAAACTTATCCGACACAACTTGCTTTTCAATGATGCCGGTGATGATTCCTTGATCATTGGACACTATAAAACTTTTAGACGCTAATCTTTTTAGTATTTCGTGATCTTTTATGCTAGAAACACAGACATAATTTCCTGCTTGATAGTCATGATCAAAGAAACTGTCACAGTCTTTGATTAAAAATTCTTCAGTGGTCAATCCTGTTTGTTTTAAAATCTGATAAACAGTATCAGCGGGACCGGTTGTTTGTGCTTCTAGTACTACTACTTGTATAGAATCTCCATATTCGCTTTTGATGTATTCTGAGGTATTGTATGTGTCGTTGTGCTCTTTCAAAATACCAATGGTAATGTTGTGTTTGCCGATAAAGGACTCCAAGGATTGCTCAAACATCATCCGGCCCTTAAAATCGGACAAAGTATATTTTGGCCGCATGTTGGGAAATCTTGTTGACAAACCAGCGGCTGGCATTATTATTTCCATAATGATTTAATTCCTTTTAATAAAAAATTTCTCTCAAGAGTATCAGGTTGACTGCGTCGATACACTCTCAACAACATCAGAATCAGCAAGTGGTCATTGTTTGCCACTGGATATTGTTGTAATATTTTTTGTTGTATGTGTTTTGTTTTAACATTTAGCATGGCGTTGTCTTTTCTAGTAAACCAGCCCAGTTCTAAATCTTGTCTTAACTTTGCAATATCAAATATGTATGAGTCGTATTCTGTTGTTGCACAATCTAATAGAAAAAATCCGCGATCAGTAGTAAAAATAATATTTTCTAATGTTAGATCTCCATGATAATTTGAATTCGGTAATATTTTAGGAAGACGTTCTAACAACTGTTCACGAGTAAATGGCATTTCATCAACGCTAACTTCTTGTAATTTTTTAATATATGTTTCTGTATAGTCTTTGTCTACAGCATTACTAGAAAGTTTTTCTAGTATGGACAATGTAAAATCTAATAACTTCTCGTAGTTGTTAGTTTTGAGATATGTTTTAATATCTAGTCCGTGTAAATATTCCATGTCGATCATTTTCTTCGACACTGTGTACAGTTGAGGAAGAGGATAATCTGCAGCCAACGCCTGCATACGCTCAATATTTCTAGATATATCTCCTATCTTTCGTACAAAGAGTTTTTCGTGTTTCTGCATCAACAATATTTGATTTCCAGAAAACCCATACAGTTCTTTAACTACCCTGGCAGCCATACTTTAAAAAAGATCGCCAGGGCGAGGTTTGTAGATTGTAGAATGACCTTTTTTATTTTTGTCTGTTGTAGATTTTGTATAGTAATAGAATGCCATACTTCTTCTAGATCTATGTTCCGGACAAGTTACTGGGTCTGGATGCCCGTGCCAAGAATTATCTGTAGTGTTAAAAATTACTGTGGTATTTTTTCTTGGAGGGACTGATATTTTTAAAGAACCCATTTCTGTATCCCACAAATCTAAATTACCACCATATTCATCTGGCCAGTTGTCGTTTAGATAAACTAGGACATTAATTCTTCTGTCTAAATTGGTAATAGGATGTATGTTAAAGTCTACGTGCATTTTTAAAAAACCGCCTTGTCTAATTTCATGTGGGCCACCACCCTCAAGATAAGGATCTGACTGTATGTCTTTAATGCCTGTTAATTTTTCTAAAAATAAACAAAATTCTTTACTATTAAGTTCTTGGCAAAATTCTTTTGTAATCGGTTCAAATAGTTTTAATTTTTCTGGTTGTCTAAAACTTAATTTTTGTAATGTAGTCTTGTTAGACTTGCCCTTCATATGTTTTTCCATTGATGGGAATTCGTCATGAATTTTTTTTAACACATCATTATCAAACAAATCAAATAACACTATATGGGCAAACGGCGAAGCATTTACGTATTCATTGTGACGTTCTTCGGATAATTTATTAAACTTTTCTGGATCAAAATATTTCATAGTATTTTCTCATTTCATAGCAATAATTCTACTGTCATTGGGTGATTTTGCAAATTGATTTGCCTCCGAAGTCCATTCTGAAAACCCATTTTCTACAAATACCTGACCTAAACTTTCTACACTATATCCCCAGCGATGAATCATAGATGGATGATTGTATCTTAAATCATCATAAAAAAATACAAATAAGGTGCGTTTCATATCTTTTCGATCTTTTGATGTCAAAATTTTTGGATTGTTTACAATTTCTCTGCATGCCTTTAGCATGTCTGGCCATTCGGTTACCACTCGTCCTCCTGGTTTAAGGATACGCAACCATTCTCTAAACATCTTTGGGATATCTTTTCTTGAAATGTGTTCAATCACATGGATAGATATTATTTCATCAACTGTATTATCTGGGATTGGGAATGTTCCGGTGATATCTTGCACACACACTTCCGGAGTTGCCTGACTTCCGTCGACATTAATGTAACCGTCAAGCATAACTGGCCCGCATCCAAGGTGCAATTTGACTGGCAAATTATTTTTGATTTTTTCTTGTATTTTTTCATTAAGCATTAGGGCTTCCCACGTTATTTCCTTAGTTGGTCAATGACTTCTTCTATTAATCTATTAGATAATACTCGTGCTGAGTAGTTTTGTTCTGTATACTGTTGACCTGCGGCAATCATGTTGATCACTTGATCAGGATTGTCACGGGCCCATTTGATACCTTCGATGTAGTCACCTTGCCAGGTGTATGGGGCAAACTCTTCGTAACTGGCCAATGGAGTGGTAATCACAAATCTGCCTGAGATCAAACTGTCAATCACACGATTTGCGCTTTTGGTATCAGTTCTTGGATTGTCGGTTTGCACCGGCATCAGCACAATGTCGCAGTCCTGCAATAACTGCCCTTGCAATCCCCAGGTCCAAGTTTGCATGTCTATACGATCAAAGTTAATACCAACAACTGATCCTTTTGCTTGTCTGAGCGTCATTTTGCTAAGAAGTCTTTCAGTTTTTGCACTGATCATGGTGTACCGATAATTTTTTATTTCATCTTCCAGTCGTTGCCATATCTCAACTATGGGTAAAAATTTGAAACTAGATTGACTGCCGAACCACAACAGTTTCAGATCCTTGCCAGGCGCAAATGCCGGCGCAAGTTTTGGTCGTTCAAACGGGTCAGGCATCACAATGCTGTCACGTCCGGTGTGTTCTTTCACGCTTGCACCCATCTGTATGCTGTTGACTGTGACCAAATCTGCAGCCATGCAACAGGGTGCGTACTCTGGCTGTTCATCAAATTTATTGTCACAAAGATCATAAATTGTTCGAGCACCACGGCGTTTGGCTTCTTGTATCTGATCTACCTGACTGAGTTTGAGAAATATCACCAAAGTGTCACTATCTATTTCATCCCAGTCTGTCAGTATCTTTGCATCATAGCCTTGATCAACCAGCGCCTGGCATGTTACTTCTCCACGCAATCGATGACTGGCTCGTTTGGTTTTGTATTTGCTACTGGTAAATCGTATTTTCATAACATTTTTTCCAAATTCATTGTGGTCGACATCTTTTTGATGTTTCCATCTATTGCATAATATGGATGTAATCTTGCAATGGTGGGTTTATAGTGAGTTATGGTTATGACTTTTGTCCCCAACAAATGATCAGTTGGCAGAAAGCCATGTTCTTTGACCCATGCTACTATTTTTTCTGCCGCATGTGGTTTAATAATGTAAGCATACGCTCCTCTGGTGTTCCATCCAGCACCAGTTTCATGATTTCCACCACCGCCTTCATGATCGTCTATGGTCCAGGTTGATGGATTATCATTTTCGTGTTCTGCTAACCATTGCTCGTAAGAATTGTTGTAAGGATTGCCAGAATCAAGTTTAATAATATCCTCGAACAAATCTAGAATATTTTCTGGTAACGGTTTAACAAAATATCCATCGTGTTCTAAAATAAGATACGGAACATTGTCCTTGATACAATCCAGCCACAAATAGTAATGACTTAGCAAACACCCAACTATTCCAACTCTACCTTTTTTAAATTTTCCCAACGGTCTTATATTTAATAATTCTAGATGACCGGCCGCATCAAATCCGTTTATAGCGTCAAATACTTCGGCAGATATTCCAAACTTTGCGGCCTGCTCAATACAATCACGGGCCACAGTCTGAGAAAGTTTATTGTTTTTTAATACTATTATTCTTGTTTGCATGTGTATATCCAGTCAGATTCGTTTAACGTATCAACATGTGTGTAACCCAATGATGCCAGCAGATCTTTAGTTTTTTGATTGATGTTGTCCCCAAATCTATTTAGATATTTACTTGGAGGCGGATCCCACATTTCAATGGCTATAACTGGTTTAAATTTTTCAATAGTAGACACAGCGCCTTTGAGAGCAAAATATTCATAACCTTCTATATCTAAGTGTATCAAATCACATGTTGTTAATCCTAAATTATCTATTAGATAAATTGGATAACGACCGCCACCGTTAATAAAACTTTTTCCTCTACTGTTGGCTTTGATATGAAGGTTTACCAATCCAGGTTCAGCCCCAACACACCCTTGCGATTTAATAATATTTTCTTCAGGGCAATTCATTGCTAAACAATAAAAATTTAACCAGTCGGGTTCAAAAGTATAAACAGTATCAAAAATTCTTGAATATTGTTTTGGGTACATACCGCAATTGCCACCAGCTTGCACTATAACTTTTTTGTTATCAACATAACTGGATATTTTATCAGGCAAATCAAAATTTTCTAGTAGAAATTTCCAGGTCCTGGTATCATCTTTTGGCCAATACCATCCTTCCTTAATTTCAACTAGATCAATGGCATTTATTGCCATCCCATGATCCAATCATCTTTAACTTGATCTAACCGGACCATACCCCAGTCCTCCAACAACCCAATTGCGGCAAACTGCCCATAGTCCTTTGAATACATGTCATGGGGCTTTTGTTCAATGACCACAACAGGCCTGCAACGTTGTATAGTTTCTTTTGCACCCTGTAACACACGGTATTCAAAACCTTCGCAATCGATCTTGATGTAGTCGACATTCTGCAAGTTTAAACTGTCAAGTCGAATAATACGAGTATCGCCACCGGAACCGGTGGGATCCACATGAGTGTGGCCTGTATTGCCTTCTGTAATTATCATGCGCACCTGCCCTTCTTGATCACCCAGTGCCACATTCTCTACCTTTATATTTGATGCAGTGACATTGCGTTGTAAACATTCTCTAAACATTGCCACAGGTTCAAATGCAATCACTTGATCAAAATGTTTTGTTAAGTCACGTGACCACAATCCTACATTGGCACCAATGTCCAAGGCAGTTCGTTTGTTCTTCACATGTTGTAGACTACGCAGTCGTACAGGTTGTTGATACTCAGTGGGCCCGCCCTTTTTGATATTCTTGGCCAACATCTCGGGGAAATGTGTTTCTATATCGGGGAAATACCATCCATATTGTTCACGCACTAGGAGTCTCCTTGAGTATTGCGGCGGCTGTGCCATTGGCTAGTTCTGTGGTATGGAATTGTCCATACGCTAGATGACAAGCCCACTTATGTACCTGATCGCTGTCTGGGAACCAAGGTGTTTCTATCGTGCTTAGATCTAAGTTGCTCATAGGTCGTGCGGCGTTGGCAGGTGCAGTAACGAACGTAGGTACGCCGGCTAGTACTGCTTCTGTTGCGGCTGTTGAGTTGAATGTAACTATGGCATGCACATCATTTAACCATTCTTCTGGCTGTTGTGTTTTGCGATCCCATCTTGATGCGGGACGTTCTCGCATGCGGATAGGACGATCAGTATATTGCCGGATAGTATCCGTTGTGGTCTTTAACCACTCGTCTAATGTAATGCCGTAAAATACACAAGGTTTTTCGTCAGGCGCAACCACAAGTATGTCTCTGCAGTGATTTTGCCGGGGACGGATCTTGATGTTTAATTTTTGCAATCTATCTGCTGGCCTGTCGACAACAGCGCCGTGTTGTAGATCGTTGGGCACAATTCTGTGATAAAACTTCCAACCATTGGGATTGGTCATGCTGGGTCTATTGCCTAGATAACCCGAGTCCATGTAATAAAAATCACGTTTGTCCGCCCAACAACGACGAATAATTTTGTGTTTCATTATACCACGTAGCACCAATGGAGCGTCACTGTCTTCATAATTCCATGTTTCTAAACAAGTGGGCACAGTCTGTGATCCGGCGGCAAACATTTCTACGTACTCATCACTGTTGTTTTTGTTTAGGAATATCCAGGTCATTGCCAGTACGCCTCTGTTCTTGTGACTTTGAGATCTTCGCGTTTGCTACGTTTTAAATCTTTTCTGGCACCCTTCAAGTGATCTAGATATGCGCCCCAATCTGAATTGATCAGCGGATGGCCTTCACCGGGACTGTTGAGTTTGCTGGGCCTGAGATCACCCAACTTGGCTGCCCAGTCAAATTCAACCAGTCCGGGAATGTTTTTTCTTACTGCATCAAACACAAAACTGTCATGCCACTCATCCAACAAAAAGATACCATTGTCTGCGTCATCATACATGCGTTGAAATTCCCGAAGAAATCGTTTGAT